CTACTGACAATGCTATGGAGTTCTCTCACTGGCAGGATCAGATTGACAAGTATGTTGAGGATGGTAACTATGTTCTCCTCAGTCAGCTTAAGGATGAAGAGTATCTTTCTAATAACAATGTAGAGACACCTAGAACTAAGTACCTTGATCAGGCAATCAGGAACGCTAAGAGAACTGCTCAGGCTAACCTTAAGGTCGCTGGGAAGGTGCGGGGTGATGCTCTCTATGAAGAGTACCTTGGGGATACTCTTAAGGCTAACATTACTGGTACTGCGGTTCCTACTGAAGAGGCTTTCAGGAAAGTACTTCAGGATGCGGGTATCTCCCTGAATTCCAATGATATGAAGGTTATCGGGCAAGGGTTTGTCCAGAAGCTCTTTACTGAAGGTGATCCAAAGAAGGTCTCAATGCTGCTCACTATGGCTACCTCTAAGGGTACCCCTAATTCCATTAGAGAGCCTGTCACTGAGATGCTTAAAGAGTACTATCAGGACTTAGATCATAGACTTAATGAAATTGCTATGACTGGTAAGATCTCATCTAAGGATGCTGTAGATTTACTTACGGATAAGGAAGCAGGTGACTTCCAGTATAATATCCCGGGTCAAGCTAGAGCAATCTCTATCTCAGGGTTATCCCCAGGGTTCCAAACTTTAATGAGCCTCTATAGTACTAATCCTTCAGCAGTACGACAGATTCTCACTAATGGCACCTATGGTGACACTCGTGTATACTCCCAGTTGTCTACTGTAGATATGGCTATCAGGCTTGGTAAGAATCCCCTTCAGGTTCTCGCTTCTGCTCAGGCTTTTAAGGCTCAGCAACAGAGAAAGGCACTAGAATCAGGCGTTCCTTTAGAGCAGCTATTGCCTAGATTCAGAGTAGACAGGGATGAGATTCAGGGTTTAGTTGGCACTGGGGGTCTCAACAGAGCTACTACGGATATGTTGGATACTCTTGTGTGGGCTGAGATTCGAGCCTATAAGGATGCCAATCCTACAGATGATACCTCTATCCGTAAGCTTGGTAAGGCCGCTATGGAAAAGGTAGCCAATGAATTCGTAGGTGTCCGTGGCTTTGTTCTTCCAATTGCTTCTATTCAGCAGGGGTTAGGTGAGGTTGGAGTTACCCCCCAGTCTCCTGAGGATCTAGCTAAGTATGCCAATGAGGTCTTTAAAGACTACATGAGTGAGAGAGGTCTTAATACACCTATGCTTTATGATAGTTCTTTCTATGATGTCAATAGAGATAATATTTCTGTAGTTGCTCTTGATGGTACTGAGAATATGGTTATTCCTATGAAGGACTTCACTGCTAGAATTAAAGCTAAGATTGTTAAGAATATTGAGGAGGGTTCCAAGTTTAAATGGCCGACAATTCATACGTTCCGGTAGACACTGGGGAATATCCTGTAGCTAACCTCGGGAGATTCTTAGGAGCCTCTAAGCCTCAGTATGAAGCCTATGTAACTACTACTCCTATTGAGAACATTCCTGAAAAGGATGTACTTAAGGGAGACACTAAGAGTTATAGTCTCTTTAACTTTAACGAGAGTGCTTTTGTAGATGGCGTTAAGGTTTCTCCTATTGGCATGTGGGTTCGCAGAGGGGGATTTACTACCAAGAAATATGAGCCTACCGAAGAAGAGAAGGATGAGCTGTATAAGCAGTTCAATTATGACAAAGATGATATTGACTTTGTTTTAGACAATGCTTCTTCTATGGAGGACGTTAAGAGGAATGCAGACTTACTTGCAGAGAACCGAAGGGTTGAAGCTCAGTTTGCGAATAGTCCTTGGTATATGTCTTTAGTAGGTGGCTTAGGGAGTGCTGTAGGTAATCCAGTGGATATTGTTACTACGGTTGCTTCAGTTGTTGCTCCTCCTATTGGTGTCTCCTCTAAGGTAGCTTTAGGTGCCACTAAGGTCACTGCTAATGTTGTCTCAGGTGTAGCAGCTAATCAGCTTCAGGATTACGTTACAGGTATTCATCATGATGTCTGGGCAGACGTTGGTGCTATTGCAGGTCTTACGTTAGGCTTTGAGGGACTAGGTAAAGGGTTACGTACAGTCTCTCAAGTTAACCGTAAGGTTGCTATAGCTCATGATGCTATGCTAAAGGGTGAGAAACCCCCTGAGGATGTTGTCTTTACCCCTATCGAGAGAACACTTGCTAATAAGACTTTACCTCTTGCTAGAAAGATGAATGACCTTAGAGAACAGCTTACCTCTAAGTTGCCTTCAGTTGAATTCAAACAGAAGCTATTGTCTTATAGAGATAAATCTGAGGATCTTAAGGAATACATTGGTGACCTCACTCATTGGGAACAAGGTATCCGTACTGATGAAGGTTTTAAGCAGAGACTGAATAGCCCTGCTAAGAATACTCTCTTTGATGAAGTAGAGGGCCTTAGGGTTGAAACAGATAGCCTCATGAATACCCTTCCTCATGATGTACAGAAGTTATCCAACAGGTACGGAAGAGAGGAGACTAATGAGTTTCTTTATGACAAGATTGGTGGCTATGATGTCTCTAAGAATCCACTTAGTAAAGATCCTGAAGCTGTAGCATTGGCCGATAGAATCTCAGATACCTATAGACACCGTGGCCTTAAGCTGCATCATCTTGGTCTAGTTGATGCTGCCTATAGAATTGGTAAGTATGTTCCAGTAGTTATTGACAAATGGAAGATGCATGACTTCCTGCTTAGAGTAGGTGGAGATGAGCAGGCAGGTATCTATCTTCAGAGTTACCTCTATACAGGCGTAACTCGTTCCGCAGAAAGGCTTGCAGAGTTCCGTAGGATTTGGAAAGAGGAACTACAGGCTCAGGCAGAGAAGGAAGCTAAGAAAGCCGAAGCTCAGGGACTTGAAGTAAACAAAGTAAAGCTTACTCCTGAGGAAGAAGATATTCAATTCAATGCGTGGCTCTGGGATGAAGCTAGAAAGGCAGGATATGGATATAGAGATCAGAATCACTCTGGTCACTCTGTAGACAACTTTAGTGATGATGCTAGAGACTTCTCTTTTCAGAAACGAAGGATGCCTTGGGATACCTCTTATAAAGATCATTCTGGCTTCTCTCTGAATAAACTCAGAGGAGATATTGTTGATGTCTCTGACAGATACTTTAATCGTACTGCGGGGTTACTTGCAGAGAAACGAGTATACAACAGAGACTTCTCAGAGGGACTTGAGCATATCAATAAGATGGCTGATGACTATTGGGTAAAGAATACCAATAGACGTCCTGAGGGTGAGGATGAACTTCGTGAGGCTCTTAATGTCATGCATAGGCGTGCCTATGGTATGGCTATTAATCCCAACAGAGCTAACTTCACTACTGGGGATGCTCTTGCAGATATCATGAAGCAGTTAGCGTTCTCCTCCTTTGGTACTCTCATGGGTATCCTTAACTACGGTGAAGTTGGAGCAGCATTTCAGGCATATGGTGCAGGTGCTCTCATTAGAATGATCCCAGGGGTACATGAGACTGTCCAAAGATGGGGCAACGGTTTATTCACTAAGAATGATATTACCGCTATTAAGGATCACCTTATTGGCAGGGAACTTTATGATACCTTAGATGCCGCAGAGATCATGAGGCGTAACGCAGAGAAGTATCGTAACATTAATCCTTATTTGTCTAAGGCTGTAGGGATCTTTAATGTTATTGCAGACTACTCCCCTGCTGCTCAGATTCAGAGGTACACTAATAACACTATCATTGATACAGTCGTTAGTTGCTTCCTTGGGGAGTTCATGCAGAAGGCTTATGGGCGTACTGCGGCTCACAGGGGATTCCTTAGAGATATTGATCTTAAGAGAGTAGGGATTACTAAAGCTGATCTTGATTATACCCTAATGGCTAGCAAGAGATTCTTTAGGTACGATGAGACAGCTAAGACACCTATGCTCAAGAAAGGTACACGATTGGCTGACTTCAGAGATGACGATAAAGCTATGAGTGTATTGCGTAAGCTCACTAACTACGCTATTGAGGAGACCCTTCAGAGACGTAAATTAGATGATGTCTTTACGTGGCAGGTAGCTAATAATCCTATAGTGTCTATGGCTCTCCAGTTTAAGACCTTCTCAGTACAGTCCTATAATAAGCGTTTCGTTAAACTAATGAATCGCTGGGAAGAAGAGGGTAACCTTGCTGCCTTGAATAGCTATCTTACCTCTAGTGCTCTTACAGGTGCAATTACGTTAGCTCAGGTTAACCTTAGAGCCTTGGGTATGGAGGAGGAAGCTAAAGAGCAGTACCTTCAGAACACCTTAGGTATTGGCTCTATAGATGACTTGAGTGACCCTGATGCACTTACTACATTCTTGATGCAGGCATTCTTTAATAGAAACCCCTATACAGCCTCTATGGCTCTTGCATTGAATTCTGTAGGTATTGGTACATCAGCTAAGACTACAGCTCAAACTAGAGATACCTTAGGTGAAGATTCTAACTACATCAAGTGGAATGGTATCGCTAATACTGTCTTAGATATGTTCCCTGCATTGCGCTATGGCGAATCTCTTGCCTTTGGGGGCTTGGGTACATACAGCAGAATTCAGGATATGGTTCTTAATGATTCTACCTATAAGGATCGAAGGGATATCGCTAGGTATATCAAGAGGTCTACATCAACTATCCCAAATATACCGGGGATAACTAATGCAATTAAGTCCTTCGTTAATGACGATCTAGAGGACTACAAATATGGATATTAATGTTTAATGGCTTCCACTATTATCATCTATGCGGGGGACGGTACTACTACTGACTTTACCGTCCCCTTTGATTATCTAAAGAAGTCTTTCGTTACTGTACGATTAGGCACTGGCAATACTCTTACTGGGGGTGACTATGGCGATACCGGCAGTGACTATTACTTCCTAGATAAAACTACGATTAGACTTAAGGTAGCTCCTGCATCAGGAGAATCCTTAACAATCCGAAGATATACCTCAGCTACTGAACGAGTAGTCACCTTTAAGGATGCCTCCATTCTTAAGGCTACTGACTTGGATACGTCTCAGGTGCAGGCATTTCATATCGCTGAAGAAGGCCGAGATAACCTTGAGGATTCCCTTAGTGTCAACCGAGAGGGAAACTGGGATGCTAAGGGTAAACGTATCATCAATGTGGGCGATGCAGTAAGTGATGGTGATGCGATGACCTATGGCATCTACAAAGCTGATGCATTAGGTGCCCTTCACTCAAAGATTGACGCAGAGAAAGCTAGAGACAGAGCTGTTGAAGCTGAGACTAACTCTAAGAAGTCCGAAGAGAATGCTAAGCTGTCTGAGACAAAGGCTAAGACTTCTGAAGAGAATGCTGTAAGTGCCTCTGCTCATACTGATGAAGTAAGGGCTGAGAATAGAGCTATCATTAAGGAAGCTAGAGAGATCATTGCAGAGGATCGGGTTCTCCATAAGGAAACCAAAGATAACACTGCAATCACTGTAGCAAGAGCTGATGAGGCTGTCCTTAGTGCTAAGAACGCCAAGGACTCTGAAGTTAATGCTAAGAAATCCGAAGAGGCAGTTACTTCAGTAGCTAATGTCATTGTCCCGATTGCTCCTGAGATTAAGGTAGTAGCTGATAACATTGATAGTGTTGTTACTGACTCAAATAGTATTGACAGCATTAACATTGTAGGTAACGACCTTACAGGGTCTCTTTCAGATGCTCTCTATGATGACTATGGTGACTTAGGGAACCCAAGTGCTCCCTTACCGACAATCACTGGTGGTAACATCAAGGTTGTTGCAGACAACATTGAGTCAGTCCGTACTGTTGCAGGCTTAGCTCCTGACTTTGAGACGGTTGTTGAGTCAGTTAACACTGTCACTAGTCTTACCACAAGAGCTGAGAAGGCATCTAAGAGTGCTGAAACAAGTGCTACTAATGCTGGTGCCTCTGCGACTAACGCTCAGGCATCTAAGGTGAGTGCATCAGGTAGTGCTAGTCTTGCTAAGGACTGGGCTAACAAGATGGATGGCACTGTTGATGATACTGAGTATTCTGCTAAGTATTATGCCAACAAGGCTAAGACTGATGGGAGTCAGGCAGTCAATCAGGCTGTTGCCTCAGCTGTCAAGCAGGTGACTGATGAGGGTACTAAGCAGGTTAACTTAGCTAAAGCTGAAGTAACTAAGGCTACTGCTCAGGTTACCATTGCTACTACTAAGGCTTCTGAAGCTGAAGCTAGTGCAACATCTGCTAGTACATCAGCTGGTCAAGCAGATGCTAGTGCAAAGAGTTCTGCTAAGAGTGCTGAGTCAGCTACCACACAGGCTACTGCAAGTGCTAACTCAGCTAAGGCAGCCAAGCTCTCTGAAGACACTGCGGCTTTGTCTAAGACTGCGGCGGGTACCTCTGAGACTAACGCTAAGGCTTCTGAAGTTGAAGCCAAGAAACAAGCTGATCTCGCTAAGGGTTATGCCGACCAAGCCTCTAGTGGCCAGATTAACTCTGACTGGGCTGAGACTGACAGTACGTCTAAGGCGTTTATCAAGAACAAGCCTACGCTTGGTACGTTGGCTAGTAAGAGCAGTATCGCGTACACTGAGGTTACGGGTACTCCTGATCTCTCCGTGTATGCTCTTGGTAGCACTCTTACTGCTGAACTAGCTAAGAAAGCTAACCTCTCGCATACGCACACTACGACACAGATTACGGATCTTACTACGACACTAGCCCCTTACGCAAAGACTACTGATGTGAACAGTAAACTCAGTGCTAAAGCTGATACGACTACTGTTAATGCAGGTCTTGCTAAGAAGTTGGATATTACGACCTTTAATGGTTTCATTGATTATGGAGATTTAGGTTCTTAATATGGCTATTAAGGAACGAAAACAAATTACGGGCACTGAAGCCCAAATCAAGGGCTATGCAGGGCACAATGGTGTCCTAGCGTATGCTACGGATACCGAGCATCTGCATGTTCTTAGTGGTACTGCAGGGACTACTACTAAGCTCGCTAATATGTCTGACATCCCTGCTCCTGTGGATATCTCTGGTAAAGCTGATAAGACGTATGTGGATACTGAGCTTGCTAAGAAGCAGACTAAGGGGGATTATGCTACGACTAGTGCCCTTACATCGGGCCTTGAGGGTAAGGCCAATAGCTCCCATACACATACCATTGCTAACGTTACGGGTCTTCAGAATGCCTTGAATACCGCTAGCACTCAGGCTTCCCAGGCTATCCCTAAGGCAGGCGATAGGGGTGCTATTGCAGGTTATGAGCAGTGGACTAAAGGAGGCGCTACTATAACTCTCAATGTTTCTAGTGGTGATTCGGTGCTGATGGAAACTGCAGGTGCGGCGGCTACTATCACTGTGCAAACGGGCTCTATTGGTCAGATAGCTACTAAGATTGTTTGGGTGTCTTTGTCTAACAAAAGCATTACGATTAAGGGTGTCACAGGCTGGTTTGGAGAAGACGCCCCGACCTTAAATAAGCGTAATGTCATGTTGCTGTTTTTCTTTCACGATGGTTATACTGAGTGTAAACTTATTGGCCAGTGGGATTAACCATGATTAGATACACGTATAAAGATAAGAAGTACACTAGTCTGTACACTCTCCGTCAGGCTATTTGGGATAACGATCACACTATCTTTGGTGATCTCACTGACGAGCTTAAGACTCGCTTTAACATCACCGAAGAAGAATACGATCCTCGTGATGAGTGGACGGATGATCAGTGGGCGGACATGATTCGTAGAAAGCGAGACGCTTTGCTCTCTGGTACTGACTACTACATCCTCCCTGATTATCCTGAGATTGCTCCTGAGGCTCTTGAGGCGATTAAGGTGTACCGACAGGCACTCAGAGATATCCCTGAGCAAGCAGGGTTCCCTAGGAATGTTAAGTGGCCTGTAGTTCCTGCTTTCATGACTAGAAAGAGTAGTAAGCTAGGGTAGCTAAGGCTAGTGGGCTAGCTAAGGCTAGTGGGCTAGCTAAGGTGGGTATCGTCGATGAGAACAACAAGGTAGACATCGAAGTTGCTAAGGGATTCATTAACAGTGCATTCGATAAGAGTGGTACTGTGGAATACCTTGGTTTTAAATTCGATAAATCCGATGGTGAGGCACTAATTAATATTATGGAGAAATACAAAGATGATTGATGCTAAATTGGAAGATAATGTTTTTATGATGGCTAAGCATAAACTTCTTGAAGCTATTGAGAAGCGTAACACGAAATCTTACCATACTGAGGGAGACATCCGAGCCTATAAGGATGCCCTAAAGGCTTTGTACTATCTCAATAGCATTGAGAAGTCTGGAGGGGTTAAGTAATGTTTAATAAAGAACTTTTATTGAGTGGAGGAAGCGTAGATGCTGAACCTCATGTAATAATAACTGTAGATTATACGAGTGATAACTTTTTCATATACTGGGGTTATAACGAAGGTACCTATCGTCCGGGTGCTGTTAATAGAAAGCCTTACTGGATAAAAGGCAATGGAAATAAGCTGACATTTAACAAATTAATTGACTACACAGACAATAAACCAGGTTACTACAGTACTGGCCTCAATTTCAAGGACGGCACTTCCTATTTTAAGTCAGGGGATTCTTTTAGGCTCACTAGAGCGGATACCAAAGAAGTAATCGAAGTATTTACAGGGGATTATTTCGAGACCACTTTTCAAACAATAGAGTCACCGGGCCCCTTCTTCCATGACCTAGGACAAGGTGATACCGTAGGCGTCTTCTTTGATCCCCCTCCTGACGGTTACTTATAACTCGATTTTCTGTAGGTAGACAATGCAGGCTTTGTGTTAGCTCAAAGAACTGCTGAGTACATGTATAATACTTTAGCTAACCTTATGTTCACTAGCGGTAACTCTGCTGAGCTTGCTAATGAAGGCATTGTGACCGGCAAGTGGACACCTGAAGTTGTTCAATTTAATTCTTAACATAAACAAGGAAATTATTAACTAAAGATGCCCTGAGGTATGCCATAGGTGTACCTTGGGGCATTTGGTCAAAAGACAAAAGTCTAGGCATATAATAAGGAAACTGCTATCATGAAGATTATTAAGAAAGACGGTACCGTAGAAGGTTGGAATGGAGAGAAGATCAAAGAAGCTGTCTATAAGGCGGCCGCTAGAGTGAATCAATGTGTGGAGCCTGATCTTCTTGACAAATTGGTTGAGAAGGTTCACTCTTGTTTAATTATTGATAGAGATGCCCCAACTAAAGACCTTCATAAGGAAGTGATTCACTACTTGAGATACTTTGGCTTAGACGATATCGCCAACTCATATCAAGAATATAGAGACTATAAGAATACTTATGCTAAATCATTTGAGAAAGTTAAAGATGAAGCTGATAACGTGCTTCTACTTGGGGACAGAGAGAATGCTAACTTCGATAGCTCTCTGGTGTCAACAAAAGGCTCGCTCATTAAGGGATACCTTACAAAAGAGCTCTATCGACAATTCTATCTTAGCAAGGAAGAAAAAGAGTTAACTAAGCGTGGTGATATCTACATTCACGATATGCGAGATATGCTCATGGGTTCTGTCAACTGCTGCCTGTTTGATATTGGGAATGTACTTAGGGGTGGCTTTAGTATGTCCAATGTCGACTACACGGAACCTACGAGTGTCTTGAGTGCACTTCAGGTAATTGGAGATATCACCTTAGTTGCTACAGCTCAACAGTTTGGTGGCTTCTCGTTAAGTCAGCTTGATATGGTTCTTCTTCCGTATTGCCATAAGACTTTGGAGAAAGCTTACGAACATGCAAAGCATAGCTTCCCTGATGCGGGACGTTTCGCTTGGATAGCATACTCTAAAGACACCCTTAAGAATGAACTTAAGCAGGGCTTCCAGTCTCTTGAGTTGAAGCTTAACACTGTCCCTTGCTCACGAGGAGACTTTGCGTTCACTACTATTTCCTTTGGTTGCTGGAATGCTCCTCAATGGCTTGGTCGTTACTTGACTAATAAAGATCTTTGGATACTTAAGGAGATTTGTGAGGCTATTCTCACAACCCGTATGAATGGGCATGGAGAAAACCATAAGCCTGTAGTGTTCCCTAAGCTTGTCTATTTGTACGAAGAGAAGTACCTTAGTGCTTTTCAGGAAGCTCGTGATACATTTGAGTTAGCTATTGAATGCTCCAGTAAGTGCATGTACCCTGATTTCCTCAGTTTAACTGGGGATTGGGCACACAGTTCTGTAGGCAAACAGTACATGGAGAATAAGCAAGTAGTTACTCCTATGGGTGCGTAATACTGCCCATATAAAATTCCGTTAAAACGGGGAGAGCTTATATTAAGCAAATCCGTTGCTAAACACTTTTATTGAACGTATAACTACGTATATAATATGAACAACACTAATAATCAAGAAATTTGGAAAGATGTCCCTGAATGGGAGAACCTTTATTGTGTCTCTAACATGGGGAGAATCTTCTCTAAACGCTATAATCGAATCAAAGCTCAGACTATGAATAACAATGGCTATGCCCGTTGTGATCTCTTTAGTAGTGCTAATGGTAAGATTCGGCGTAAGTCTTTGTACACTCATCAGCTTGTTGCTACGCTTTTTGTAAAAGGTAAGCAAGAAGGGTTGGTTGTAGACCATATCGATGGGGATAAGACTAATAACATGTACACTAATCTGCGATGGGTTACCCAAAGTGAGAACATTAAGAAGGGCTATCGGGAAACTGTTAGAGACCCTTCTACTAAGTTCAAGAAACAGCCAGTATATATTACCACAGAGCCTAAGGTGTACTTTGATTCTATGACTGAATGTGCCCATAGTTTAGGGCTTCCTGTAGAGCGTATTAAAACAGTCTTACGCTTCTATAGTGGAAAGCTGCCTGAGCTTGGGATTCGTGTTGTTCGATGTGAATGCCCAACGACTAACCCTGATGAATGTAAGGGTGTAGATTCAAGTGAATCGAAAAGCGGAACTGAGGCTCAGTCCTCAGAAGATATAGTCTAATCTCATAGGTGACTATGAGCAGTTTAATAAACGGTATAGGAGTAACGAACCTATATGAATGTAATGTGTAGAGCTTACCTCAGTCCGTGGAAGGATCCCGAGAACGGTGAATGGATCACTAACGGTCGATGCAACATTGGGGCAGTGTCTCTTAATCTCCCCCTTATTTTGGCCTACTCTCTAAAGAATAACGTAGACTTCTTCAATGTCCTTGATGCACGACTTGAGACTATCCGTAATTTCTTTAAGAAACGATATGATCTCATTAGACACACTAAGGCTTGCACCAATCCGATGGCATTCATGCAGGGGGGTTTCTATAAGGGGAACCTTAAGGCAGACGATGAGATTGGTGATTTGGTTAATTACATGACCGCTTCCTTTGGTGTCACTGCTTTGAATGAACTTAATATTCTTGCTACGGGTAAGACACTCTATCAGGATCCTTGGTATGCCCGAACTGTACTTAAGCGTATTAACGATAAGGTAGAGCAGTTCAAGAAAGAAGATGGATACCTTTATGCTGTCTATGGTACGCCTGCAGAGAACCTTTGTGGGGTTCAAGCTAAGCAATATGCTGATTACACAGGTGACCATCAGTTTGGAGAGTACTTCACTAACAGCTTCCATATGCACGTTAATGAACCTATCACCCCCTTTGAGAAGCAGGATGCTGAATACAAGATGTTCCATATGTGCAACGGAGGACACATTGTCTATAACCGTGTGACTAACCCTGAGAACCTTCAGGCACTTAAGGCACTGATCTTACGAGGTATGGAGAAAGGGTTCTATCAGGGTATTAACTTTGATAGTGCCTATTGTGAGAACTGCGGTGAGCATTCAACTAATGTCATGAATAAGTGTCCACATTGTGGATCCACTAACTTGTCTGTCATTAGTCGTGTTTGCGGATACCTAGGGTACACTAAAGCTAATGGTAGTACTCGTATGAACGATGCTAAGTTAGCTGAAATTAAAGACAGAGTATCAATGTAACGATGAACTACGCTAAGATAGATACCTGTAGTATGACTAATGGGGATGGCATGGGGGTAGACCTGTTTGTCTCAGGATGCTCCTTATGCTGCCGAGGGTGCTTCAACAAGAAAGCTCAGGATCCCCAATACGGTCAAGAGTTCACTGAAGATACTCTAGACACCCTCCTAGATGCTCTTAAATCGCCCTATATTGAACGATTGAGTATCTTAGGTGGTGACCCCTTAGAGCCCTATAACAAACACGCTGTAGAGCAAATCCTGAAGCGTGTGAGGGATGTCTATGGAGACACTAAGAGAATCTGGTTATGGACAGGACGTACCTATGAGGATATCAAAGATGAACCCATCTTGGATTATGTTGATGTTCTCATCGATGGTAAATTTGAAGTAGATAAAAAGGAAAAGCATGAATACCATGGCTCTAGCAATCAGCGAGTCTTTAGAATATTCCACAGGGGATCTTGCGGACACGATGCAACGGTTGTTCGACAAGGCTCACCCTTCAGGAACTAGCGGTCGACTTTATACGGATCTTATTAGAGAGGAGTTTGAAGAGTGGCTGCAGGAAGAATCTGGTACCCCTGAGGACTTCAAAGAGATTTGTGATTTAATCTGGGTATGCATCATGTATGCTATCGAACATAAGTATCCTCTTGAGTTAGGCATGAAGGCTCTAGGGGAGGAGTTCGTTAGCAAGATGGTTGATGACAATGGTAACCTCTGCCCTACCTATAGAGCTGATGGTAAGATGCTTAAGGGAAAGCATTTCCACAAAGCAGACTTTAGGAAGCTCTTAGGTGTGGCTTCATGAGATTTCTAGATATAGGATCTACAGTTGAAGATGGGGGATCCAGAGTAAAGGATGTTATTAGTATGTCTCCCCCTATAGCTGTCACAGGGGTTACATTTTTAGGGGTAGCCCTTAGTGACTGGGTTTACATAGGTACCATTGTGTACACTATAGTAGGCATTATAACAATGATAAAGAAGCACTGGGTAGACCCATACCTAGCTGCTAGGAGAGTGAGAATCAATGAAGAACAAAGAACCATTAGACAGAGAGAGCTTGCTGAGCTTGATTCAGGACAACATGTTGGAGAACATGCTGAACGATCTTAAAGACCCAGAGAAACGTAACCCTCAGCTATACAATGCGATTATCAAGGAGCTGCAGAGAAATGGCATCAATTGTGTCCCTAAAGCCGGTGAAGATGGAGACAATGCATTAGCATCCTTACTGAAGGCTACTAAGGAGAACTTTGAGTTAGACTATGGAGCTAATGGCCTTGTCAACTAAAGCTTTGTTTCCATACTTTAATAGTTTTCCATTGTTCTGCAGCTTAGTATGGCAGACTATTGGGTTGCCACAGACTACTCCTATTCAGGTAGACATTGCTAAGACACTACAGCATCCCCCTAATGATAGATTCATTCTTATGGGGTTCCGAGGGGTAGCTAAGAGTTTCATTACTTGTGCTTATGTAGTATGGTGCCTATGGAAGAATCCTCAGCTTAAGATTATGGTTGTCTCAGCTAACAAAGAAAGAGCTGATGCAAACGCTACCTTTATTAAGAAGATCATTAATGAACTGCCATTCTTAGAGCACCTAAAGGCACGAGAGGGGCAACGGGATACTCAGAATCTCTTTGACGTTGGCCCGAGTAAACCCGATCATAGCCCCTCAGTTAAATCCGTAGGTATCAAAGGACAGCTTACAGGTTCTCGTGCAGATATCATTGTTAGTGATGACGTAGAGGTACCGAGCAACAGTTTCACTCAGGTATTGAGGGATCAGCTATTTGAGTTGGTGAAGGAGTTTGACGCTGTTATCAAACCTAATGGCACCATCATTTACCTTGGTACTCCTCAGAATGAAATGTCTCTCTATAATGAGCTTCAGGAGAGAGGGTACACTGCTATCATCTACCCTGCAAGATATCCTTATGACGATATCCAGAGAGCTAACTATGGTACACGCCTAGCTAAGTTCATTGCAGACAAGTATGACAGTGATCCTGAGAAGTACGCAGGTAAACCTACAGATCCCCTTAGATTCAATGAAGAGGATCTACAGAAACGAGAGCTGTCCTATAGAAGAGCGGGGTTCCTGCTGCAGTTCATGCTAGACACTAGCTTATCTGATGCTGATAAGTACCCATTGAGACTTAGAGATCTCATTGTAGGCACCTTCAGTACAGATGAAGCACCTATGAAGCTTACATGGATGCCTGATCCTGCTCGTAAGGTCTCCCTTCAGGAGATCCCAAAGGTAATGGGACTAAAGGGAGATGCCTATTATATGTGCCACACAGCTTCCCCAGAGATGGAGAAGTATACCTATAAGATGATGTGTGTTGATCCGTCTGGCAGGGGGCGTGATGAGACGGGATATTGTGTACTATACTATCTTAATGGTTACATCTACGTGATGGAAGCAGGAGGTCTCCTAGGGGGGTACTCTGATGTAGTCCTAAATAAACTAGCGAACACTGCTAAGAAATGGAAGGTTAATGAGGTAGTCATTGAAGGTAACTTCGGTGATGGCATGTACCTCAAGCTCTTTGAGCCTGTCCTTAGGAAGGTCTATAAGGAATGCGGTACTAAAGAAGTTAAGTCAACAGGACAGAAAGAAGTACGCATCATAGATACCCTAGAGCCTGTCCTAGGTAACCATAAGATGATAGTTACCCCTGAGTGCATCAACAGGGATATCGATAGTGTCCCTGAAGGTGACTACAAGTATGCACTATTCTATCAGATGACTAGGATTACCTCAGACAGAGGATCACTAGTTCACGATGATAGATTGGATTCCTTAGCTATAGGTGTCAAGTATTTAGTAGATTTCATGGGAATTGATGCTGATGAAGGAATAAATGAAGTAACTTCAGAATGGCTAGAGGAATCTTTGGAAGCCTTTTATGGGTTTATTACAAGAAAAATCGGAATAAATACAATTACAGAAAATGTAAGAGAATCAGGTACTTCCAAGGGATTCAATAAATACAAATATTCAGAGGGATACAAGTTTACAAGATAAAATCATCCCTATAAGGGTGAAGTGACTACTCCGAATAAAATCTCCCCTCCCAGAGGGGGCCAGAAAAAGGTATATATAAGATATCTACCTAGCTCCTTCTGATAAAAATAATAAAATAATAATTAAAAAAAATAATGGGGTTACCTATAGACCCTTTGAGATATTCTAAAGGGGCTCATAAAGACTTACTTTAGATTTTTCTTTATGTTCCCTTTTAGTTAACTCAAAGTATCCATATGAGACCATTGAATCATAAACTAGTAGTAGCTATCAAGATCATCATTATTATTGTCCTTTTAGTGGTTTCCTTATTGAATGGTGATGTGGGGACAGTTGATGCACTACTTAGAGCTGCTGTAGGTGGATTACTATAGCCCCTTTAAGGGGTGCCTATAGTTAGACTATAGACCCTTTAAGGTGTGCCTTAAGTTAACCCTTAGGGTACGCCTCCTTATGTTAGCTTGCTATCCCTTGACGATAACTTGTGGTCAACTTTAGGGTAACAACAGATACCTTTAGGTAAACTAAGGGTCACCTTGATTAGAATTCTATAATAAATTTGTAAGGTGGCACCTTAAGACAGACACGGGCGTGTGTCCCCCCGTAGGGTGCCTTGAGGTTCCTCATTGCTGCTCGTGTACACCTGCTGCCTAATTTACGTATACATGTGTAGGCGTGCGTAAGGGTGCCCAAGGGGTAGCTTAGGGTAACCTTAGGGTAGCTTTAGGGTAACCTTAGGGTAACCT